CCCTTCCCTGCTTGCATCCCTTCTGCCGACCTATTCTCATACGCTTTTTCGCCTATTAAATTTTCAGTTGATGGCGGACTCGGCACAAAATTATCGTGAAGCAACTGCCCGTCCTTATATATCTGAAAACCAATCGATGACCGCAAACCGCCTGTCCGCTGCGTAAACTCCCGCACACCATCCTTGTGCATACTCCTCGCATATACTACCGACTCCCGTAAACTCCAATTAAGCGCATCAATAACACGCTGATTGATAGTATCAGCATTAAGGCTCATCCGCTTTATCGCCTCCTCTGGTCTTATGGTAAATGTAACAGGCATCACCCAAAAATATCTTGTGTGTCGTTTTTCTTTTTCTCTAAATATTCAGCCTTAATAACGGCATATTCCTCCTTTGGGTTCTCAACAAGATTCGACAATAGAACAGACCGCTCGTGCGAAATTATCGGATGCCCACCATTGGCGGCAAGCAGTATGTCTACCTTCTGCTTTATGTCGTTAATCATAAAAAACGTTATATCCGGCGTTATATTCAAATTGTTAATGCTCGTTTTCCACTCATTGTTCAACTGCCCAAGATACGACTTAATAATGTTATACTCCCGCTCTATCATGTCTTCGTAAATTACAGCCTCCGTCCCGCACTTTAAATGTGCATCTGAGAATAAAAGTTCTATCGCCGATGCTGCAATGTTACCTGTACCACGTATATTTTCATAACTCATATCTAAAAGTTGCAGTTCCGTCCAGTACATCCGCAATAGACTATCAAATTGAAATTTCACGCTATCCGGCGATTGTTGCCATGAAATATATTCAGCCCCCGCATCTTTTTCGCAAAGAAAAACCTTGTTTGCCTCACCTTTCGTTGGCGCACCTTGCAAATTCCCCTTAATCAATAACACTGGCGATGAGTGATACGCTATTATTTCTGCATTATCAGATAATAATTTCTCTAACTGCTCGACTTTTCCATTGTCGCCATCACGCCAAATAGGCTGCGACCTGTGAGCATAAACTATCGGTATCTTCCCTAACCCGTTAACCTTTGGAAAGCCATCATCAGGCACCCATTCACTATCCGACTCGCCCTTACGCCACCGTAAATAACTCTTATCCGTCCACGTCTCAAAAAAAATAATATTTTTATTATCATCGTCAATAATCCTAAACTCTCTACTGAAGGCTATCATATTCATTGTATCATCAAATAGCGGGTAGAGCGTATCGCCTCTGTCAGGCGCAAAAATCATACATTTCAATTTTAGCGAAGTTTCAAAACCGTATCGGTTATGCTTTTCACCACTATCGACAACAAACCAATACGTAGCCTGTTCGCATTGCGAAGATATGATTTTCGACCGCTCAATGTTCATGCTATCCCATTTAGCCGTTTTTAACACTTTTTTAATGCACTCAAACTGTTTTTCTAAAAGTTCTATTTTTTCCAAATTATCCAAGACGTGATTCACAGGTACCGAAAACAAAAATTGTGAAATACGATTAGCGGCGAGTTTCTGCAACCCGATGCATATCCTTGTCCGCTCTTCAAACCGTACCGTGTTGTCATCCTTGTCCTTTATCTCCTTGTCCTTGTATTTAGTTTTGTTTACAATTATTTCGTGCAGTGTAGGCTCGTACTCTTTTTTCAATTCTTCCCACTTTGGCACACTTATAACCTTGTATTTTAACGATTTTATAATATCGTTGATGTTATCCTGTTTTAATATTTCGTCAATATTTTTCATAATTTATACTTTAAACGCATTCAAAATTTCGTTAATATTATTTATTTTTTTATTCGGGTAGAATGTGAGCGATAGGGCATCGGCTTTCCCTGGCGACCGTTTGAGCCGCTTTTTTAAGTCTTCCTTCGGCTCTATGGCTATCCGCCCGTCCGACTTTATCTTATATTGTATTTCCGTTAGTTCCTGCATAAGTTCAGCATCTTGCGGGAGAGCGGCGTGCTGTTTGTTCTTAGGGTCGAGCCAGTCCCTGATAGCCCAAAACACGTAAGCCCGCATGTTCGCAAACTGCCGCATCTCGGTAGTGTCCGTCAGCCCTGTCGCCCCTTCTGACACCTTTGCACTGATAGCATTAGTATAGCCTAATTCATGCAGCCTGCTATATACTCCTGCACCTTCTCCGATAGTATCTATCATAACAATAGGCTTTTCTGCAATCCGCAAATACTCAACGAGTCTACCAGCTATCTTCATGTGTTCTGCGTTGCCGTTCGTTTTCCAAACCTCGAATCGTTCTACAAAATTATCATAGCGATAGCAAAATACTGTGTCATCGGCACCCATCCCTGCTACGTCATTCCCAATTATTAGTTTACATTTATTCAATTTGTTAGTAAGCCGCTGCTGTTCCCACCGCTCGTTAGCAAGTTCCACCCATTCTATTGGTATCAGCCCGCCGTCTGTTGTCTTTGGAAACTCGCCGAGCACCTTTACTCTGAAAATATCATTAGGTCGATAGTTCTTTTTTTGTCCGTCTATCTCAAATACGAAATCGCCGTCCGCCTCATTAAAATCCTCGTTTCGTATTTCCTCGCACCACTTTTTTACCTTGTCGCTGACCCAGTCATAGTCTACCTGTCCTGGTATTATTATTTTCTTTGCGACCACGTTTGGGCTAATCAAACTATTCAATTTAAACTTCACGAAGCGTTCTGACTTCTGGCTGTCGGCGGCATATCCTGTCGGTGTGTTTGGATTAAACACTAATAACAACCTGCTATTCCCTTGCAGGTTCCCCTCGATGGACTCGTATATTTTATCTGGTATCCCGCTCGCTTCGGTTACAATAAACATAATATTGGCGGCGTGGTATCCTGTCCACGACTCCTCGCTGTGTTCGTCCGCCTTAAATCCTGTTAAGAACCATTCGTCATATTTTGTGCGGATGTCGCAACTCACGAGTCGTCCGGGTAGCACTTTGGCGGCATTAAATAGTTTCGTGACCTCCGGGTACATTATGTCGCCGACCTGCCGTCCTGTCGGTGCCGTCATGACGACCTTTGTGTTTTTTACCATTTTCCCCGTTTCTGCGTCTATCTCTGGCGTGAGGTACATAAAACACATTGCGGCGACCGCCGCCACAAAGTCCTTCCCTCTCGCCGTGCCGCTGCGGACGGAGACCATCCTGTTATGTTGGACGGCTTTTAATATCTTTTCCTGCTCGCTGTCGAGCGTCACGTTTAGTACTTCGGTAGCAAACTTGCACCAGTCCTTTTGCCACGTCTGATAAATAGATATGTGCTGCGGCGTTATCATTGCTGTTTCTGTATTTACATTTATTTATTTGTGCTTGCCTTCGCCATCAGTTCGAGGAAGCTGTTATTTATTGTCACTTCTCTCGCCGCCTCCCAGCCTTCCATTTTAGCAAGTTGTTGTATTGCTCTTGTGCGGTCCGCGTCTGTTGGTATTTGGAGCGTGTCGCCTATCTGCCTCGCATTCCCCTTCGCAATGTCGCAGAGTATGGCGATAGCCTCGATTCTACTTAAAATTCCATTTTTAATGGCTTCTTTTTGTTCTATGGACATGGACTCCTCTTTTATCTCTTCCATCTTCTGCAAGCGTATTTTATTGTATTCTAACGCTTTTTTATAATAATTCCAGATAGTTCTTTCGGTACGCTGAAACTTGCTGACAAATCCTGTAACAATTTTGCATGGTTCTATTGCAGGGTTTGCAAAAATGAAATCCGCAATCTCTATTTCTTGGAAAGTGTACTCGTTATTTCTTTTTGGCATAGTTTTTTGTTTTAATTTAATTCATTTTTTTAATCGTTTCGTTATTGAATTTTGCTTTGAACCTGTTAATTATTGTTTGGCAATATTTTTCATCGAGTTCCATCATGTAGCAGTGTCTGCCTGTTTGTTGTGCGGCGAGCATCGTTGTCCCGCTTCCGCCAAATGTGTCGAGTATAATTTGTCCCTTATTTGAACAGTCGAGTATAGCGTCCGCAACAAGTTTTATTGGCTTTACCGTTGGGTGTAATTTCAGTTCTTCGCTTTTTTTTGCTTTTCCATTTTCATCTTTTGGCAATGTTGCAAAAGAATTTGAGCGTGCGTATTCCCACACGTTATTTCTTGTTCTCCCTGTTTCTCCTAATAAAAAATTATTTGTGTGTTTTTCTTTCCCGTTTTTATAAACAAATACGAGTTCGTGGCTGTTCCTTATAAAGTGTTCCTGCTGTCTGTCGTTTTTGAAAACAAAAATCAATTCGTGCATGCTTCTGTAAAAACAGCCCAATCCTTGTAAGTCTTTTTTCCATACGCATATATTTTTCAATTCGGAATAATTTTGTCTTGCGGCGGTTATCAATTCGTAGACGTGCTTCCAGTCCATACATATATAATGTATTGAGCCTGACTTTGTGTATTCTTTTAGGTTCTTTGTCGCTTTTGTTAAAAAGTCTATGAATTGCTCTTCGGTCATTTCGCCGGACGCTTGCACAAACTCTCTTTGTTTTGTATGTCTTATAATGTCTTTCACTCTTACGTTATACGGTGGGTCGATGAATACCATGTCTGCTGTTTTGTTCTGCATTAAATATTTCACGTGTTCATTGTTTGTTGCGTCTCCGCAGAGCAGCCTGTGGCTTAGTCCATTGCATTGTATTAAAAATGCATCTCCGAGTTGTATGTCCGTTTTTAATGTTGTCTGGTCTTGTTGGTAGTCGTCTTCCTCTATGTCTGTGTATTCGTTTAAGTCTATCTTTGTTACGCCGAGTTTCTGTACGTCTATGTCGTGCTGCTGTACTGCGACCTGTTTTATCAGTTCTGTGTTGAGGTTAATGTTCTGCTGTGCGACGGTGTTTGCGAGTATTGCTGCTTCGTAAAATTCTTTTGTGTCGCTTTGTATGTCCGTCCGTTTTAGGATTATCGGTTTTGTCCCGTCCGTTTCAATTACTATTGGTTCTATGTCGTTCCCCAGTACTTTTGTTATTTTTTCCTTTCTGGCATTCCCGCTTATTATTTTGTCGTCATTTGTGACGGTTATGCTCTCGATGACTCCTACCTTTTTGATAGAGTCTTCGAGCAGCCGTAGTCCTTTTGCCGTATGCTTGTTAAAGTTGCGGTCATCGTTTTGTATGTCCGCAAGCCGTATTGTCCTGCTCATAGTAGTAGTTTTGCATTTAGTTTTCTTTTCAGGTTTTCATTTTTTTTTTCACTTCGTTTTTCATTTGTTTAGAATGGCACGTCCCCGCCGCCGCCGGTTGTTTTGTTCTTCTTCCTCCCTCCCTTGCTGTGCGGCGCTATTGCTCCGTCTGGTGGTGCCGATGCGCCTGCCTTCACTGCGTCAACATACATTTTGACTCTTCGGTTGTAATTTTTGTGTTTTCCGCTTCCGCTGTCGTTTGCCATAGTAGCAGTTTTTTAAAGTTAGTAATAATTTTAATTGTAAAAAAGTAGTAGTTTTTTTTCTGTGTTTTCGTATTTAAAAAAAGAATTTTCGTTTTGCTTTCTCTCTTGCGAGTTTTGCCGCCCGTTCTTCGTCCGTGAGTCCGTCATCCTTGAATAGGTCGGATTTCGCATTCTGCATTTCCGCCTGTACCATGTCCTTCCATACCTGCTCTCCGTACTTCTTAGAGTGGTCGATTGTTTTCTGGTCAGTGAGTATCTTCTGAAAATAATTGTCGTAAAAATCATAGAGTTGCGGGTTAATCTCCATTGTCAGCGATTCGGAGTTCCCATTTGAGCGCAGGTTTGCGCTTGACTGTATCACAAATTTACTTCCCTTTATTTCCGTTTCAAAGAGGTAAGTCTTCATGTGCGTTCTGGCGATTGCGAGTTGGAAGTTCCCGTCTCCTCTATCAAGTTGTGAATAGGTATAAGGTATTAACCCATTTCGCTCGTGCGAAAAAAAGTAATCTGAGACTATTAAATTCAGTTTTTGTAAATACTCATTTTCGTATAGTAACGCCAGCCCGTCCACGTTTTCTTTTGAATAAGAGAGTGTGCATAGCGTCATGTTTTTTGTCCCCAGCCCGTACTTGTATAGGAACGCTTCTATGAAGTCTCCAAAGATGAATGATCCTGCGACGATAGCGGTTACCCTGTTCCCGAGTTGGAAGTCGATGGCGTTGACTGCGGCTTCGGCGTTCTCAAACTGCACGAACTCGTCTGGCATATCTTTTATTTCTGGTTTTATATACCTGTAATGCTCTTCGAGCGGCTTGTTTACTTTAATTCTTATGCTCATATCTGTAACTATTTTTAAATTTATCTTTTTGAAATAATAGTACTTTTTTTGCATTTTTGCAAAGGTAGCAAAAATATTTTAAATAACTTCTGTTTCTTCTACCTTTTCTGCAAAAATGTATGTACATTTTTTTTTGTTAAAATTTTAATTCGTATTTTCTTATTTTCCGTGACTGCAGGCAGTCGCTCATTCTTCTCCGTTCGGATGCTATGTATATACAGTGTTTTGTACAGTATAGAGCGGCTTGCCTGCTT